GAAGTATAGCTAGACCTGGCCCGCGCACCGACCGTATAAGCTAATCCAGATTGTGTGGTGAATGAAGTAGATCCTGTAGCAATTGCAACCGATGTTGTAGACGTTGCAATATAACTTGGCCCCGTAGGACCTGTAGGTCCGCTTGGCCCGGTTGATCCAGTTGGTCCAACAGGCCCCGATACACTAATCAGCCAATCAGTATGCGTACCAGAACCAGATGTGGACGTGACGTTGACGACCAGGCTAGTGCCTGAATATGAAGTAACAGTTCCAAAGAAACAGGCGGTTGGAGTACCAGAACTACAGGCGGTCGCATAGGCCAAGCTCCCTGGTGTATAAGCTAACCCTGCTTGTGTACTGAACGTTGTTGAACCTGTAGTGATGGCGAGCGAGCTTGAGGAAGTGGCTGAATATCCAGGTCCTGTAGGTCCAGTAGAGCCTGTTGGACCTGTGGGTCCCGTTGGACCTGTTGACCCGGTAGCTCCAGTTGGACCTACAATTCCCGATACGCTAATTAACCAATCGGCATGGGTTCCTGATCCTGATACAGAAGAGGTATTAAGAACAAGCGTGGTACCAGAATAAGAGGTTATATTACCAAAGAAGCAAGCACTGGGAGTGCCAGAGCTACAAATGGAAGCATAAGCCAGTGTCCCTGGTATGTAGGCCAGCCCAGCTTGAGTAGTAAATGTATTTGATCCAGTACCAATAGCTAATGATGTTGAAGACGTAGCTGTATAGCCAGGTCCCGTTAGCCCTATTGATCCAGTTGGACCAGTAGGTCCGGTCGCGCCTGTAGGACCAGTTAATCCAGTTGGGCCTGTAGCGCCAGTTGGGCCTATTGGACCAGTTGAACCTGTAGCTCCCGTCGGTCCAGTAGGACCTGTTAGACCAACTGACCCAGCCACGCTAATCAACCAATCAGCATGAGTACCAGAGCCTGCGATGGAGGTGACATTAACGACCATTGACGAGCCGGAGTAGCTGGTGATGTTGCCAAAGAAGCAGGCGGTAGGGGTGGAGGAACTACAGATGGTTACGAATTGCAACGTGCCTGGAATATAAGCTAGCCCAGTCTGCGTGGCAAATGTAGTTGAACCAGTTGCGATTGCTAGTGATGTACTAGAAGTGGCCGTATACCCAGGTCCTGTTGGCCCTTGCGCTCCAGTCCCTATCAATACCCAATCCGCAGCTACCGCACACCCTGAACCATTATTGCAAGCATATATAACACCAGCCGAAGTCTGGCACTGCTGTCTATACTTACCTGCTGTATTTCCAGGGGTACCTATACAAGCTATCGCCGCAGATCCACCACCACTAGGGGGGAATCCAGTTTGCGCGTGCAGAATAGCTGGCGCGGCAGACAGCAAGGCACCAATCAGCAGAAGCTTAATAATTAGCCAGCGCATTTCTGGTTTCCTAGTTTCCTAGTAGTTAACGATCAACTGAGCCTTCACAGTCGTATCCGTACAACTCCATGTAATCCCACCATTCATGAACAAAGGCGCGTTACTAGGGCGGGTGTCGCGATAGGAGGTGTTGGGGGATAGAGGGATGGCGTTGTAGGCAATGTTGGCGGTGGGGGTGGTGTTGTCTTGGATGGTGCAGGTAGGGGAGGTGGTGGATTGGGGGATGAATTCGATTGCTACTAGCCAAACAGATTGGGAATAGATAGCGGTAGGGGATGTGGGGATAGAGGTAAGAGGGACATAGTGGGAGGGGAGGGAAGGGTTGAAGAGGAAGTCGGCGGTAACGGTTTGGATTGCTATAGCGAAGAAAGCTAGTAGTGAACATAGGAATCGTTTCATTTACTTACCCCCAAATTTAATCTCAGGCCCAACTACCTCGAAGTGAGCCATGGTTACTTTACGTGCTACCAGGAAGCACGCAGGTCTTTTCTTCTTGTCCTTACCCTCGCCTTCCTCGACCATAACAGCCCAATTCACTACCTCCCAATCTATTCGTTGCTCGTCGTCGGCTGATGTGGGGGTGGTGAAGTGAGTTAACCCGTTACTCATGGCGTGTTGGACGAGGGCTAGGGTATAGGTGTCAAGTTCAGAGGAGTCGTCTTGACGTTTAGAGTCTAATTGCGTGCCTGTTTTGATCATCAGATACTCTCTTTAGTAGTCAGGATCAGTAGCCCCAACTCCCAACACAATCCTGTAATTAGCCAGCAACGCATCCACCGTACCAGGGACCTCGATAGCGGTAATCGAACGGCCAGTAAGGATAGGCTCGCGGTTTTCGTAGAAGTGTGCGGCTAGAAATAAAATGGCGTGGCGAATAGGCATCGGGACATTATTCGCAGAATAGGTTACATCAGAAGCCGGAGTGATTGGAAATGCAGCACTAGGTGGGTAGACTTTCAACTCATCCGATGCAACCACCGCCCCTACATTATAAGAGGATTGCCCAATCGTGATCCAAGTCCCTATCAACGTATCGTCAAACTCAGTTCCAGATAGTAGCGTCACTAATCCTGTATTATCTATATCCACCATTCCACTATATTGCCCATACCCGCAGTTATAAACAAGCTGGATAGGGGAAATGGTGGCAAGGATGATTGTAGGCCAGATGCCGGAGAATGGGAGGGTGACACGAGCCGGTTCGGCTAAGGTGTTCAGTAAATAATTACCACTAGCCGCATCTGCCCCAAGCACCATTTGGTACTCGTTCAGTTGAGTGTCGTAGTAGTTGAATGATACTAGCGGTGGTTGAAGTGGGGGGAGGGGGATCTCGAAATAATTCCAGCGGTAATATTCAGAGACATTAGAGGTTTGCCTAATCCCAACATAAGCACTCCTCCCTGGCCAATGATCGATCGAGTATTGCCAAGTCTGCGGCATGAAGGCGCGCTTGGCGTTGAACTCGCAATGCAAAGTAGCCGATAATATATACCCAGCGATTAGATTATCATCAGCCCCATTCAAAGCACGGGAATGAGCAATAGCATCCGCCACCGACACTGGGTTGGCCGATGGCGGGGTTACTAATACTAATCCGTCGAACATTGGTTATCGAAGCTAAGGTAAGAACAACTACTAGCAAGAGATGCGGTTACTGAAGGATAAACTCAAAAAACCCACTAACCGAAGTCCCACCTGTCCCAGCCGATCCGGTCTGCCGAATCTGCACTCCCTTACCAGCCGTAAGTGTAGCCCCAAACCCGGCCCCAATCGTAATCCCAGTTCCACCAGCATCAGTGACGACATTCCCATTGGTAGCATTAGCCTGGACTAAGGTGACGATATCAACCGGGGTACCATTAGTATCACTCAAGCGGATGTCGGTGAGGGTGGCGAAGTTGCCAGTAACTGTGAAGCGGAAGCGGATAGGAAATATGTTACGGTTAGCGTCAGCAGGGATAAACGTATACCCGGCGTTGATCTGGGCTAAAGTTGCCGTGAAGGGGACCAGCAGAACAGGGACAGGAGAGGCAGGGGTTTGGCCGAGGATACTTAAAGGGAGAACTGTTCGTTTGGTTGCGGTATCATAAAACTCCGCAACATCGGTGACCGGATTAGGTCGCGCATGTACGCCAAGAATGTCTGACATTTTTAATGATCCTTTCCTTTTTGGAGATTTGGCCTAGCCTAGATTAGACCAAGCGGAGTTAGACTTGTAATCCAACCTCCGCTTGACCTAGAGGCGAACCTAGACGGTGACGGAGGGGCTGGCGCGATAGGCGTAGCGTAGGCCACTAAGGATAGCTACGACGCCACAGTAAGTGACGTTGCCAGAGTCGGCGATGACGACTTGGATATAAGGCAATCCCAAGTCTTCGAGCAACGCAGAGTCGATCTCGATTGAGATAACGACATTGGCAATACTCGTGGGGAAGGACGTAATCCCAGCCGTAGTTGCCCACAGCGGCCCTTGATCAAACACATCCTCACCACCGGCGGTTAAATTACCGGCCCCGCCGTTGGATTGGACGTAATAAGGCCACCCCCCAAACGCCGTCGCTCCAGCACCAGCGGCCGTGGAGCATTGGTTGAGGACGATAGAGGTTGGGTTAGCGGCACCTTTAGCGCCGAAGGTAAATAGGATTGAGACGTGCTCGGCCTCCGCCATTGAGAAGGCTTGGCACGTTTTCCCGCCAGAGATGGATTGGGGGACGAGGATTTGCGCGGCGTGCAGGGCTTCTGCAAGCATTACACCATTCATTTTGTGATCTCCTTTGAAATTGTTGGTTTGAACTTGGGAACTTACTTGTGGGCTAACGTGCCAAATAGAAAGCGAAGAATGAAAGCAGAAGGAAGTGATTTAGACTCTAAACACCAAGGCAATAGTTTAGCTTGGCACCTTTACGCATGTTCTCCAAGGCCGGTAACAACTGCAAGTTATCCAAAGCCCAGCATTTAAGGAAATCAAGATCACTTGTGGAAGCGAAGCGAAAAGAAGCAATAGGGCGTTTATGATCTATGTGAAGTAAACCTACCAAGAAATCATTCCAATCAAATCCCTTAGGTAGCGTCTTAGCTAAGTGATCCCGCAGAGTAAACACGTCATACCCTACCAATGTCTGCCACGAGATCTTGCTCTTGCTGCCTCCGAGGCTTGAACGCATATTAGCGGCCATACGTTTATTGATACTCAGCATAACTGGATCGGTTCTACCTCCTCCAGCCCAATTAGGGTTATTTCGTCCACATGAATTTTTGCTTCTCCACTTACCCAAGCAAACTTGATCGCAGAAAAATCGCTCATATGCTTTAGCTTGACTAGGGGCCACAAACTTTGGCTTATTGCAGGTAGCACAAGCTACTTTCACTTTTGTCTTGCCAGTCTCACGTCGTTCAGCGTTATTACTTTTGTGCCACTGCGCCTTACAATCATCTGAACAGAAAAACACGGAATACATCTCCGCGTGGCTTTCGTGGATCAGCTTTGGAGTAGAACATACAATGCAGCGGACTTCAATCTTTTCCTTGAAATTATGATGTGCTTCACCAACTAGATTGCTTGATCTCCAAGCCCCCATGCAAGTTCGATTACAGTAGAATCGCTTCTCTGTGTTGTTGTCGAAGACTGATTGCTTGATGTGGAGAGGGGTTGAGCACTGAGCGCAGACAACGTCAACCCTCTTCCTACGATCAGCCTTCTTTGGCCTGCAAGCTTCACACTTTGTCCCTTTGCTGTTCCCAGAGCGGATGTGGCAAGGGAAGGCTTCAAAAGTGGCTTTACAGGATGAACAACGAACTGATTCCATGCCCTATTAATATAGCATGGAATTTTTGATGACTTAACGAGTAGCTAATGCAATGAACGGAGACATTGAATTGGTGCCTTGGAATGGAACGAGCGGTGTGTGCCACGTCGGCGAAGAATCACATCTATAAATCCAGCGATAAGCGGCTTCATCCGTGAGAAACCGAACGTGCATGGAAATTGCACTTTGCATATCGCCCTTGTCCGCCATTACATATTGGCTATAGTCCGCCAGTATAATATCCCCTGGCGTTCCCACCGTCGCGCATTGCTCAACCACCACCACCGGCCTTCCATAAATAGACATGATGGAAGTCCCGTAATCCGTACCGTACCCAGTTAGAGTAATCGCCCGATTCGGGAAAGCTCCAGGCATACCGACGACAGACTCACCAGCAATACCTGCGATCTGGACGAGGCCGAGGAGTTGTTGTTCAACATCGGCGTTCACAAACCAAATTGCGTTGGCGCGTGAGCGAGGCCACATCCTTCCCCACATCTTCTTGATGTTTTCATAGACGACTGTTTGGGTAGCTTGGCCAGTTTCTTTGGGGACAGTGACCAAGCAAGGGGCGTTGAGGACACCAAGGAGTTGACCTTGGCCGGCGCCGCGAATAACACCATCGTCTAGCCTAAACCCAACTTCTTCCCCGAATGCGCGCATTACAACAGCGCCTAATGCACGGGCGTCGGCTAGGAGTTCGTTAGTGGCGTAATAGAGGCCAGTGAGCTTCTTCATTACGAGTTCGATCATGCGAAATTTGGGCTTGGTACCGTTGAGTGCGTCGGCTTCATTTTCCCAATACATCAACACGCCACCCCAACGAGATCCATTGGCACGCGATTGTTCATCGATACCAGGGAGCTTGATGGAGTTAGTGTCGGGGGAGATTGGGATCTTGTTGGCACGGGTATAGATCAACCCGGTCTCGTGGGAGATCATTAGGATTTCGTTAGAGAAATCAGGTTGGATGAGAAAGCCACCATCGGCCGGGATCATTTCGGAAGAGCCTGCGGGTTGGGCGCGCTTTTCGAGCTGGTAAGCTTCTGGGTACGCTTTTTGATGGCGAGTGTTTAGCTCATGGAGCTTGAGGACCTCAGGGTGTTTGAAGAGGGATGGGGTGCCAGCAGCGGCGGTTTCAGCGAGGCGGACAGCGTTGAGTTGCTGGCCGAGGCCATACATGACACGATCACGGCGCTGCTTAGGAGTTTCGGTGGCGGGGGCTTCAGGGCCGAATAGGTTGTCTTGGTCGGTCCAGCGGTCATGGACGGTGACGCGGGTGAATTCGTTCTCGGCACGCAATGGTTGGTTGCCATTGCCGGGATTACCACCTCCACCTCCCCCGTTACCAGGGTTGGCAGCAGCCGCAGGGGTACCGATAGCGGCGCTGAGAGCAGCAAGCCGATTGGCGTTGTTGCCAGTCTTTTCGAGGGCTTGGATTTGGGAGAGTAGAGATTCGCCCTCGGTGAGCGCGGCTTCATAGGCCGTATTCTCCTCAGGTGTCATATCTCGATTCTCGGTCTTAGCCTTGTTGATAATGGCCCCGGCTTCTTCAGTGCGCGCGGCCAGCTTCTGCTTCAATTCAAGCAGTTTGTTCATAATGTGTGCGCTTCCTTTCTTGAAAGTTCCGGGGTGGCCGGATTTTGGAAAATGGTAAGTGGATAGCTCCAAGAAGGAGGCCACTTCTCGATCTAGATTTGAATTGGAAAAGAGATTTGAATTGGAAAAGGGATGGAGCCGGGTTACTAATAACTGACTAGACTACTTAGTGGTTCCACCGGATTGGAGCTTGAATAGACGAAGACGTGCTTCTGCTAAGGACAAACTTGGATTGTTGGGGTTGCTTTGACTTTGAACAGGCTCAGGCTGCACGTAAGCTTGAGTGGTTTCGTAGGCGGCGAAGGAGTAGACGGAGGCTTCGCGGAGGATGGCTTGGTCGATCACGCGAATACGATCGGAACCGCGTGTTTCCATGTGTGACTTTACTATGTAGAAGGCGGCGGATGCTTGATCGATATCGCCTCTTTCCAATAGGTTCTCCATGTCTCTGGAGTAGCTTGTATCGGGTAGCTGGCACTCGGCCCATAGCCCTTTAGCATCTTCCCAGAAGCGAGCGGTTTTGGATTTGGCGCGACCGAGTACTTTGCCTTCATCATGCATGAATAGGATACGTGGATCGCGATTCAAACCACCGGAGAAACAGCCACTGGCGTATAGCTCTTTTACCCCTCCGCCTAAGTCGCAAGAGAGTGAGCCGTCATAAGGGGCTACAAGTAGAGTAAGGGTTCGCTGCTTCGACGAATCGGAACGCGTCTCGAATGAAGGGGCGGTAGAAAGAATACGAACCGCACCTTCGATCCCTCCTCCAAATTCGGATGATATCTCAATAAACTCTCCTACTGCCCTTCCATCCGAACCTTGCCAGAGCTGCCGGGCAATACGCTCGGACCACGTTGAGTGAATAGAGAAGTTAGTTCCCTCTAACGCTTTGATATACTCACCCTCGCTCTTAAACGGCGGTGGGTCGATTTTAGCGCTTTTAAGGTGTTTGGCAAGATGGTTGTAAATTCCTCGCCGATCAGCAGCCGAGATCTTACCCCCTCCGCTAACTCCGTTAATGACTCCAATTCCAGATCGACAAGCTTGTAGGTTAGCGGCTCCGATCTCCCCTGAATCACTGACCATGTGATGGGGGAATTTGAAATAGCTTTTTTTCGTCCCATCACTCCCAGATTGCTGCCATGCATATTCCTTTCGATAGTAACTAGAGGGTTGATCATTATTAAGTTTAGATTCTGCTGCCAACCCATCCCAGGCAGAGTCGATAGTAGGCGTTTTGCTATAGGGGATAGCGCCGCAATAAGCAGGGGTTAGGAGAGTGCCTAGGAATAGACGGCGAGGTTGATAGGTGCCAAAAGGACGATTATCATCATCATCGTCATCGTCGTCATCGTCATCTATATCCCTATCGTCATCATCTTTTTTGCCTAGCAGATTTAGCATGTCGGAGTAAGCATCGTCTAATGTACCGATTTTGTCGGCTAACATCGGTAAGCATTCCTCAGCGAAATAAACCGCAGCTTGAGTATCGATAATAGATTGGGCAGTGACGTTGCGATTGCGGGCGACTTGAGTGACGAACATGTCACGGATACGATTTACTTCGTCTTGCATCGTAGCCTTGGCATCTTTACTTAGAGGGGCATGTTGATTTCCGTCAACCTTGTGATCCCCAGCATAGATATATGTGTACTTAAGGCCAAAATTTTCATCCATCCCTGATCTATCAAGATGCATCATATAGCAGCCGATTGATCCACACCCGCCATCACGAGTTACATATACTCTACTGGCTGCCGATCCAATACCGTAAGCAGCCGAGTACATAGCGTCATTGGAGCATGAGTAAATAGGTTTGGAGGAGCGCAGGGAGTATAGTAGATCGCTTATTTCCCCCATACCATTAGCCTCACCGCCAGGGGAATCGACATCCAGCAATATACCACTAACATTAGGATTACCCATGCAGTGGAGGAGTTGTGTAGTGAGGTCCTGGTAAGTGGTAAGACCGAAAATACGAGTGAGGAAGTTGGAGCGTTTGAATAGTGGGCCGTGAAGCTTAAGCATCGCTACGCCATTAGAGATTTGATAGGGTGCAGGGCTAAATGGGTCATCACCATCGTTATCGTCGTCATCACGATCAGAACGCGGCTGAGATAAGGCAGGTAGAGCGGAAACAGCAGAGGAGAACTCAGCTAGGATGATATCGAATGATGCGCGATGAACGCATAGAACTTTCTCGAAGAGGCGGGAGGCGAGGTGGAAAGAAGATGGGCGAAGGATAGCGGAGGAGTTGCGTGTGGATTCAATAGGCTTACCATCTACTAAAGGTACTGTAGTGATGATATTTGAAGCACTTCGTGTACCATCCGTACCAGTCATCACAAGGCGCAGATTGGATAGGTCAAAAGCAGGTTGATTGTAATTGGAACTGAATGCTTGAGTTTCTTTTTTGATTCGCATATTCAATCTCCTACTTACCATCTTCCAATCTTGCCCCAACATACCCAGGCTGGCCAAGGTCGTTGATCAGATTCAATTCTCTCTGTGCCTTAAAACTAATCTTCTCCATGTCCTCGATCACGTGCTCATACCGATCCGTAGTGTAATCCGCCAACGCCTCCCAAGCCTGTTTGCGAAAGGAGGTGAATTGGGCGAGGGCCGAGGCGGACATTGATAAGCAGTCGTTCAGCACGGATTCAACGTCATCTAGTTTTTTAACGGAGCCACAGACGAATTCTGGATCAGCACCGTAGTAAAGTAGGCGCTTAATAAAGATGCGCTCGTGATGCGAGGCTTTCTTATGCCAGCAATGGACACGGTGAGCTAACCAATCCAGATCCATGGAGCATAAAGCTAGCTTATGGATAGTGAACTGCTCCTTCATGTGGGAGAGCACGGCACAAGTGGTTTGGAGGTTAGCGATTACTGTTTCATCAGTCTTCATTGTTGATCCATTTGACCCATTATTGATGAGCTACGCCGTTAGGTTTGCCATTGGGTTTAGTAGGTGGTGGGTTGGGCTGATTGCCTTTCCCTGGCGTAATCACCATTTGTGGCGGCTTGGCTGCATTGCCGTTATCCCCAGCATCAGCCTGCATATTACTCGGCTGCCACACATCCTCGCCTCTACCATCCGGCAATTTATTCCACCTGAAATACTTTCTACGAATCTCATCTCCGCTTGCAATCCCCCACTGGCGCTGCGTGGAGATTAGTTTGGATAAGGATGCATAGTCGGCTAAGAGGAAGCCGGTGTAGTCGGTGCGGATAAGAATCGTTTGCGCTTCGGATTCGGAAAGCAGAGAGGCGCGGCATTCCTGGGTCCAGTTCGTCGCCGAAGGAGCGAGTGAAGTTTGAATATATTCAAGGGCGCGTTGCTCAACTGTGGAACTTCCGCCATTATCGTCTAATCCAAGACGGTGGAGAGGCATTTTATATAGGCGAGCGATGGCTTTGTCAGTCATCCCGAACGCTTCTATATATTGGGCGTCCACCATATTAACGCCTTCCTCACTCCACGTCAGCCCTTCTTCCAGGATAGCTACACGATGGGCGTTATCGAGACCCTGGTGGGATTTAGCCCAATCTTGTTTTAAGCGGTTGTAGGCTTTGTCACCGAGCTTCTGTGGTGTTTGTAGAACGCCTAAAGGCCGTGCCCCTTGGCCGAAGAAGCGGGCACCATGTTCCTGGATAGCTAGGTTCAAGCCGATGGTTTGTTTGTGGTATTCAATCGGAGAAAGCCCAGTTAACCCGTCAATGCCAAACTCACGTAGATGAAGCATGCGATGAGCAGGGACGATGAATTTAACATTGTCCTGGGTAGTATAGGTATAGATTAACTCGCCGAAACGTGTTTGGCGGGTGATCTTGACGCGATCAGGACGCCAGGGCCATAAGCCGATAACTTGACCACGACCAGAAATCTCAATCTCCGCATAAGCGTTCCCCCATAACATTAACCAGGCTTGCATGAGCTGGCGGAAGCGGAAGGCGGTTAGTTCGCGGTTGGCTTGTAATTGGAAGATGTCCCAGAGATAATGTTTACGAGCTGGTTCTTCTGATTCGCCATCGTCTTGTATTTGGGCAGGATAGAAGTCTAGGTGTGCGATGTCGTCGGATTTGGCCTGGATAGCGGCCCAAACTGTATCGACGGCGAGAGCGGTAGTTTGGGAGACGAGCTTGCCGGTGTAGGATGGGGAGCCGGAATAGGCCATATCCATCATCCGGTCAAGATCGGATAATGATAGCCCAGCCCCACCTACTTGAGTTGCTGCTCGTCTAACTAAGTTCATTTGATTAGTTGGTTACTGGCTACTTTCGGTAAGCTGGTGAAGAGGCACGGCGGGCAGCGCGTTTATCACGAGTCGATTGCGATTGAATAATGGCAGGTTGTAATGGAGCAACCGCGTTAAAATCATCTTCAGGCTTCCTCTCTTCCTCATCCTCTATCTTCATGATCTTCCTTCTCGCCGCCTCCGAGAAGTAACTCCTATTTGTCGCTGTCTTAGCCGGTTCTGGGGGTAGGCGAAGAAATCGTCGTTCGTCAAACTCACGTTCGTAAAAACTAATCACTCGCCGCTCATCTTCCTCAAGCGCTAACTCAACAGTCCCACGTGGAGGCCAGCCGTAATGCTCGCTGCCAGGATCGTCTATTTTGCGTAGGACGACAAGGATGAGATCTGGGGTGAGGGTGCCAAAGAGGCGGTCGCCTTCAGAGATGTCGGTGTAGGTGACAAGTTGAGGTTCGGTTGGTTTAGGCTGAGGCTTACTATTAGCCTTAGCGGCTTTAGCAGCCTTAGCGGCCTTAGTCTTCGAGTTTAGAGCGGCGAGTTCGCGCGTCAAAAGC